AAGAAAAATAATACTTTAATAAAATACCCAATTAAGCATTTTCTCAATTGGGTATTTTATTTATACATAAAAGTTTATTTAATATTTTCGATCTAAAACCTCATCGTTCTAAGGATTATCATCGACTAACTAAATAGCCTCAAGTTTATTTCTTTGTTCAATGATATCTAATTCACGATTTTTAAGTTCGTAATCATTTTGGATTTTCTGATAATCAATATCCTGTTGAGCTAAATTATTTTGTTGTTCAATCGCTAATTTCTTACTATTAAGTTGAGTAAGTTTACGAGTGCTAGCTTCAAGTTGTTTTTGCATTTGCTGAAGATTCTATTGTGCTTGTTCTAACTGTTGAGTTAATTGAGCAACTTGATTATTTTCAATTTTCTTTTCTCGAATAGCTTTCATAGTAAGATCTTTCATCTCTGTCAAACTCTTAGACGTAGAAACAATAAGTAATAATTCTGGATCTGCTTGACCTTGCCCAGCAATTTGCATCGCTAATTGTTTAATGAGTTCTTGTTCCTTCATTATTTCAGCGCTATCGGCTAACTAAATATCAAAAGAAGTTGCAGTATAATATTTAGGCAAAAGAGTAAATATTTCTTTTTGATCTCCTAAAATTACTTGCCCTGTAAGTCCATCTTTATATACAATTTTTGCCATATCAATACAATCTGATATGATTTCTTGAACAAGAGTATCCATAGCATTATAATAACGTTTTGTAATTATATACGACTGTTGCATTCCAACTTCTACGTTTGCAACAGCGTCTCTTTGTTCAATTCCTCCAAGTCTTTCACGAAATACTCCAGTAATAGAACTTACAGTATCTTCAATCATACTTACAGCTAATTGTATATATTGTATGGCAGCCAAACCTTTAGTATCGTCATATCCATTATAAATATTAGCGGCCCCTATGGTATTTTGTCCTTCTTGTGAACTATCAATTACAGCTAAACCTATTTTACGATAAGCTTGATATTTCATTAATCTTTCTTCGAGATCATCTCCTAAAAATTCAGGAAGGGATGCAACATCAACAATTCCACCAGTTGTTCCAGCGAGGGCAATCAAGTTATCTTTTTGATAAAGCAACATATCATAATTGTCCTATAAGTCTGCTGTAGCTAACATTAAAGAATAAGGAGATCCATTTCCATTTGTATACCAGATTCCATTTACAGATAATCTAGGAATATCTGGATCGTCTAAATCTCTTATTTGATATTTATCGGCATCGTCTAAGATGTAAATATCATTTCCTATACGGGTTACTTTATAATTTTTACCAGTATATTTTCCATCATGCTTATATGAATCGATCCATTCTACTTCGTAAACAGGTATTAAATCCCATCTTATGTTTTCTTTATCGTAATAAGATTCGTCTTCAAGAGGATGTACTCCTGTTCCATGTAATATACCCGGATTCTAATTAGTTATGTTCCCGCATCTTCCAGCTTGACCAGTAATTAATATGTAATGCTCATTGTCTTCTCTATGGCCTGTTTGCTATTGGAGCTATTTTAAATCTTCGGTATCTAAACTATTACCATATTTTATTTCTATTTCTTGAACAGTCATCCATTTACGAACAACAGCCATATATCCATCTTTCATATATCTACTATGAGGATTCTTTTTGACCCAGGTATTTAATACATCAAGATGTTCCGGCCTAAAACCTGTTCCAGCATATGTAGGATTCACTTTATAATAAGCCTATCCTGTCACAAGCATATCTATAAATTCTTGTTCAACAATATTCATGAAATCTATTTTACGATCTTGTAAAATATATTGGACAAGATTTTGAGCAGCAATTTCATAATTAGAGATAAAATTACGATTTACTCCATCAATTAATTCTTGTAATTCCCGTTGGATTTCTAAATCTTGCTATTTGTGTAATTGTTGATTTTCTTCTCCGTTATTAACAATAGCTTCGTAAATAGAATTTTCAAGAAATTTATAAAGATATTCTTTTTGTTTATTTGCAATCTCTAATTGCTTGTCTCTAAAAATATTTGTTAAAGTTTTTTTATCTTTACAAGCAATTTTAGGCCTTGGCTTAGTTGTAAGATATTCTCCAACAATAGCTTCTATGTGTTTTCTTACCAGCGGAGTAAAACTTACAGATGTCGGATTTCCAACACCAAAGTTTTCTTCAAGATGCTAATACTAATAATGATCTCTTACTCCGTTAAAATAATTATAAGCTTTAAAAAGAGATGTTTTCTCTTTAACAAGATCTCCGATGACATAATCACACCAATCTACAAGGTATTCATCAGAGCCCTTCCGTGCTTTCGATATTTCCATATATTATTAATTTATATTGTTGTGACCTATCCAATCGTCTATCTTTTAATTCTTTCGTAACATACTAAAGAAATTCTTCATCAGATTCACATTCTTGCCCGATAACAACCGAAGGTGTGATAGGATTATGAAGAAATAATTTTAACATATAATAATTTCCATCCTTAGTTACAGATAACTCTTTAGTATATTTACACTGATATATAGCCTCCATAGAAGCTAAAACTTCCTTTTCTAAGTTTGTGTACATTGTCTTCTTTTAAATTTCCCATTTGTACCTAACCGTACTCGTTTCTAGAATATCCGAAATTAAGTTTTTTAGAAGAATAAGTATTATTTGTTCTTGCTATTCTACCGCGAACTGTTAGTTCTTCGTCTGCAAGAAGTGCCATTCCATATGCAGCCACAATATCAAATTTTCGTTTATTTTCATAAGAATATGATATAAATTCATCAAGCATGTCTAAAAACTATATTTGCTCACAATAATCAGAAATATAATTTTCTATAAGATCAAGATAATGAAGAATTACATGTTCTGGAGCAGGAACCCCGTATTGTTTAAAATTAGTTCTTCCAGAAGAATTCGCAGTGGCCTACGGTCTATGCATTAAATAATTTTCTTTTTTCTTCTAAATAAAATATTGAATAACACTTGTACGGGTTGCTTCTACAAGAACCTTTGCGTTATAAAATTCTGCAAGTTTTAATGAAGTTTCCCAGGCATCTTTTATAGATTTAGGTCTTTCTTTATAAATAGCTACAGGTTTTGGTGGCTATAATCCAACTTGTCTACGAAAAACTACAATACAGAATTTTGACAAATCTGTTTGACCGGTAGATGTAGACTAATCACTGTCAATTCCGTCCAATCCAATTACATATAAATTCTTAAACGGAATCCCATTTTCATCTAACATTGGAAGTTCTGTAAACTAAATATTTCCACTTCCAACTTCTACAGTAGGAGTTTTATTTATATCCGGAACTCCGTCTGTTAATTGCCAATGAAGTTTCATTCGTTGTGGAAGAGGAACTGTTTTATGAATTTCTATAGCCGCTTTTTGATCAACTAATTTTTCTTGATCAAAATTATTTTGTCCTTCAAGAATAAATGCATCTTCCGGAGTGAAGCAATATTCGGCTTTATCTTGTAATAATTTTTTTGGATCCTTTATTTTAGCCCATGTTGCTTCATAATATGCTTTAGCTCGTTCTTCGTCAACTACACCTCTAGAATCAAATCCTGGATTATTAGGACTTCCAAACCACATTGTATATGAGGGGATGAAATATCCAGTAAATACAAATTCCCCGCTTCTTGTATAATTATGTTTATAAGGAAGCATAAAGAATTCTTCTGGATTATAGAACATATCTTTTAACCCTGCTAAGTTTGGTCCGGTATCTCCAGCGGTTCCAAAAACAAATCTAGACCCAACTCGGAAACCATTAATTTCCACTAGTGCACGAGATTGAATATAAGAAGCAATAATTTTCGGATTACTTCCAGCTTCTTCAAAATACAAACTATACGTACGTCCTCCACGGAGTTTACGAGGTTCATCTATAGTTACTCCTTCAACACGTGATTTCCATCCAGTTTCATTTCGATCCTGATCTACTTTTGATGCAACTTTTACTCGGGCGGTATCTGTTTTCATACGAACTCTTCGAAATCCACCCTCTGTTTGTGTATTTAAAAAGTTAAATTCGTTCCAAGTTTTATCTAAAGTATCATCCACATATCGATCTGCAAATGCGGCTACAATATTTCTGGTGTTTGCATGAAAAGTATAAGCATTAGATAAATTACTCGCGGCTATCTAGCTTGCGCCGACTCCACGTGCCTTGAAAGCTACTCCGTCCATTCCTAACTTTCTGCACAAAGCTAAATAATGAAAATATTCATATTGCTTAGCAAGAAAAGATGGGAAGTTTTCTTCTTGTAATTCTGCTCCGCTTTTGTCTAATACAGAAGGTAATCTATAATAATTTAACCAAAAGTAATTTTCACCAGTTAAAGTATATTTACCGACAGTATATCCTTCTCGGCATCTACGGAATTCTTCTTGCCAATATTGACGATGCGAAAAAGTGCCAGGGACCAATTGAGTATACCTCCCGTATTCTCTGTAAGTTCTAGCAGCTTTTGTAAATTCTTTAGGATCAAAGTCTAATCCTTTATCCTTTGTAATAGGTCTATATCCAGTAAGCTCATAAGAAAGAGTTGGATCAAAGTATTCTATCGGATCTCCTATTTTTACATCCCATTCGTCTTCCGAAGCTTTTGATTTTATAACTCTTTCTTCTTGCTTAATTGGTTCTTCTTTATACTCCAACATTTGTTTAAAAAGCATTTTTTCTTTTTCTTCTGCTGTTGGAGTTTTTCTTGTCTTGTCTCTTTTTTTATCTGCTGCTTGAGCTGCAGCAATAAGTTCTTCAGTTGATCTACGTTTTAAACTATTTAAACTCATAATTAATCAAAAAGACCAGGAGTCGCATCACCTCTTAATCCAGAAGCTTCTTGTAATTCTTCTTTATATTCTGCTTCGAGTACTTTTAAAGACTAAAGAACTTTAGATAATTGTTGCATTGAATCAAATGTATCTTTTACTTTAAATACAGGAGTTCCTGTATCTGTACGTTCATTATAATCAATGCTTTCAATAAATAACTATATTTCGTGTAGTTTATTTCTAAACATTTGAATCATTGGTCCAACAGTAGAAGATGCATCTTGTAACTCTCTATATTTATTACAAGCAGCTCTAAATACAGGATCATTGTATTCTTCTTCTGTCAACCCAGAAGCTTCCATAGCATATTTATGACGATTAGCTGGAGTGTCCTTACTTCCAGGAGCACCCCAGTCAATTGCCATATAAATATATACTAATTCACGGAAACCTCTTAATTTCTGATTGCCTTCAGGATCTTCCTTACAAGCATTTCGTTCATTAGTCCATAAATCTGCGAATTCTTTTACCAAGAGAACTTCTGGCTAGTTAACAACAATCTTATTAGTTGCTGTATCGTAACCAAAAAATTTTAACATATTATTCGCTTACAATATTACCTTCACAATCTACTGTAATCTAGCAAATCTTACCGCCTATGCGGAATAATTTTTTATGAGTAGCACAAGGGCAGGGAGCAGATCCACCTTTACTTTCTTCAGGAATCATTTCTCCGCCTTTTTCCATAGATTGTGCTTCACCCATCATTTCTTGTAAAGCTTTAGTAATTGCTCCTAAAGCTTCTCCTACTTGTGGCATTTGTTGTGCTAGATTAGACAACATTTGCCCACCTTGAGGATCTTTCATAACTTGCAATAATTGCTAAGTTGCTTGCCCTGGTTTACCAGATTGAATTTCTTTATAAGCTCTTCCAATTAAACTTACTAATTGTTTTGCTGCTTTATCAATCTGTCCACCTTGCTAAAATTTATTTAACCAATCTGACATTTTAAAGTTTAATTAAATCCTTAGTCGAAAATAAATTTTCTTCCATATGTCCATCGGATGTAAACCAACGGCATATGATTCCTTGTAAGAATTTACCAGGTTCATCTCCTTTGATAGTCATAGTTTTCTTTTTAACTACGATCATAGTAGGTTTGTTTGGTAAATCCTATTTTAATGTAACCAGATCTCCTGGCATTAAAAAAATCTTTTCATCTTCCATATTACTTTTTTAATCTTTCATGGAGATCGTTAGCCATCACAGCTATTACATTTTGTTCGGCCAATTGCCAATAAATATGACCTCTAAATGGGAATGGCCTACATCCACGAACATCTGCATAAACATCGTCTCCGGGTTTAACATATTTACATTCTGGGCCTACTTCAAGAACATTTGCTGCTCTAAACCAAGTATCTTTCTTTTCTAATTCGCCAGAATCAGGGGACTCGTGTAAGCCAGTTGTAAGTTTTAATCCAGTTTCACTTTCCTTAACTTCATAAGGATTTTCATCATAAAAATCAACCATTAAAGTTGAATAGAGGGGCATAATTTCATTATAGCCCGAATAAGCATTTACATTTTCATTTTCCATAATTCATTATATATTAAAAGTTATTATTAATTGCGCATTCACAAGATAAAATAGTAGTAGCTATATTTATAGCATTCTCAAGAGATGTTTTGGTTACTAAGAAAGGTTCTATTACTCCATGACTTATAAGAATATTTTCATAATTTTCAATCCAATCTTCAGTTATTGTCTTTATTTTAAATAAAGTTTTTGCTGGAAATTCAATCAAATTTAAAAATTCTTCACTACATGTTACAGCATTTAAAGAGTTAGAAAATTTATACAAAGAAATTCCTCCTCCGACCAAATATCCTTCTTTTACAGCACAATCTGTAGCTCTTACAGCATCTTCCACTCTATCAAGTTTTTCTTTTATCTGAAATTGAGAGTATCCTCCTATATTAATAGTAGCCACTCCAGATGTAAAATTAGCTAATCTCTTTTTGTGAAAATCTAATTCAATATCTTTAAGATTTCCTTCTTCGAGAATTGCCCTAATTTCTTCTATTCTCTTGTTTGCCTCTTCAGGCATTTCATCATATAAGAATGTCGTATCATGATTAGTGATTACTACTTTCTTGCATAAAGATTTTTCGCCTAAAAGGATTCTCATATCTTTTACCATAATAGATCTCATCTTTTTAAAAGAAGGGCTAATCACACAGCAACTTTGTAAAAGATGAAGATTTGCTTGTAAGAATACATAAATTTCAGAATCGAAGTCTGGCGCAATCAACAAAAGGGATTTTCCTCGCTTCATGCAATTATCGGCAATCTCTACTATTTGTTTTGCTTCCTCTAATTTCGTATCAGAAATATAAACGTATACATTATTTAATTCACAAGTTTCTTGAGGAGTATTTATAAATCCAGGAGAAGAATATCCGTTTTCAATTCTAAATCCAGGAGAATAATCTACTGAATCTGATACTTCGTCTGATTCTGTAAATGTTACCAATCCGTCTTTTCCAGCTTTACTAAAAGCAGAAGCAACCAATTTACCTATTTCTTTATCTCCGCCAGCAGATATTGTAGCTATTTTAATAAGATCTTCTTCTGATTCTACAGTTTGTTTTACTTGATTTAGATATTTAATTGTTTCTTCTAACCCTTGTTTTAACTCAGGAATATCTTCTTTAGTACAATTATTAATAATCTCTCTAGCCAATAATACACTAGTCGTAGAACCATCTCCTGCAACATCTACCGTTTTCTTTGCAATATCTTTCATAAGATTAATGCCCATCATTACATAAGGATCTTCATCTTTTACCCAAGATACTGCTGTCAATCCATCTTTTGTGACATGGTTTCCTGAGATAACTGTGTTACCATTAGGACCATAAGTTACTGCCACTACATCCGCAGCTAAATTTACACCGCGTTTTAATCTTTCGCGGCATTCATCATTCATTAATACATTACTCATAAATACATAGTTTTAGTTATAAACTATAATCTTGAAATATTTGTAAAATAAAAATAACCTATGCATAAATAGGATTTAGGCTATTCACACATAGGTTATTTTAATTATTTGTATATTACCAGTTATTAAGTACGCATTTTGCGTTTTTAACTCTGCTTTTCTTTGTCATGTAACAATTACAACCACAAATAAATCCTTTATCAGGAACTGTACTTAACTCTCCTGTCTTTTTATTATAACATTTTTTCGAACTACATCTATCAGTATTTTCATCATATAAAGGGCATTTCCTACATATTTCCATTCGCTTTTCAGAAAGTTCTTCTTCTTTTCCAAAAGCATAGTTCGTATATCCTTCAACAATCTGCCCGAATTGCGAGAAATCATTTATCCCAAACATTAGTATAAAATATTATTTTTTCTTTTTTATCTTGCCGCCACAAGCTTCAATAGCTGCAATAAGATCTTCATTATAGAGTTTACCTCCAGATTCTTTTTTATTGGGATTAATTCTAGTAATTCTCCCCGTTTCCTTATTTTTCCAAGTTTTTCTTACTCCTCCGTTTACTTGATCATGAGTTTCTTCCCATTCTCCTGTTGGATTATAACTTTTCGGAGCTTGAATCGGCTCTTCGATCCCTGGATATACTCCACCTTTTATATTACCTTTTTCTATACTCCCGGAAGTCTAAGTGTTATCGTTTGGATTTGAAGGAATTTGATAATCTCCTTTTGGAATATAAATTTTGGGTTGTGCAGATGTCTATACAACACGTCGGCTTCCATCTGGCCAAGTTATAACATCATAACCAGGTTCTTCCCAATCGTCGCTTCCAAGATAAAATACCCCATTGTTATTTTTCATTCTATCTCGTATAGATTCGTCGTGTTCATCTCCGTATTCATATACAGCTAAACGATAATGAGGATCCGTTGGGCCAGTAATAGTTTGTATTCTATAAGTTTTAGGATCAATATATTGTCTAACTTCTCCTGGAGCCATCAATCCGGCAAAATTTGGTTTTACCTCGGGAACTTTAAACGATGTAGTACGATGAATTCTTCCTGTTACAGCATCATATCGAGGGCGAGTGCCTGTTCTGTCAATATCTGTTTCCGGAGTATAGTGATTCATGTAATCAGGTTCATTATACTCATATTTCCGCTACGGTTTATCGTATATATAATGATTGGATTTCATACCATCTTCACCTTTCTATACTTTACCTCCACAAGATTTTTCAGGAGTTTTACCTTCTATGCCAAATAACTTCTAAAAAATATTCTAAGCAGGAGTTTCTTTTCTTTTCTTGTCAATATCATTAACATAATTTGTCCAATATTCTTCATCAACGATATTTACCGGATCCCAAGTTCCAGACGATTGACTCATCTATTGAATTTCCCATCCTCCTTTACCATTATTTCTATAACGTCTTCCTGCGTCCACAATCTCTATCCAAGGATTATCTCTCCAAGGAGCATGATCTGTAAATAATGTAACAGGCTTTCCTGTCTAAGATGTAACTTTTTGATAAGTATTTAACCAATTTCCCATTTTATTTAAATATATTTAAGTAGTTAATAGTTCCGCCTTGTTTCTTAAAATACTAAGAAAAATTATTATTAAATATTTTCTCTGCTTCTTTCTTAGTAAACCTAAATTTTTCTTGCATTTCTTTTATGAATTTATTCCAATTTCCTTCCATAGTTTTTCTAGGATCTACTTTAAATTCACGAGCAACGTCAATTTGGCTAGTTAATAATGGATTGTCTTTAGATCCTAATTCTTCAACTTGATGTTTAGTATATTGTCGTCTAGGTCTTTTTATATCAACTTTTCTTGCATCTTTTTTTGCCTAGCTTTCAATAATAGCTTTATAACTAGCTTGCTTACTTGCTTGGTCCATTATAGCTTTAGACTTAATAGCTGCTTCAGAAGTTCCTTCATAAACAGTTCTACCATTGTGAGCTATTGCTTCTACTATATCCTGCATAGTAATAGGTTTACCTGTATTAGGGTTAATATTGCTTAGCGGCTTACCTTGAGTTGCTGTTTTAAAAGAAATTGCATGTAACGGTTTAGTCATAGCTTTTGCTGTTGTTTTTACAGCTTGTCCTCCTGGAATAATTGCTGGAAGTAAGGCCTAAGTATTTCCTTCTGATAAATCCTATATAGGAAGAACCATATTCACAAATGTGTTATTTTTAATTTTATCCCACATTGGTTCTAACTATGCAGAAATTACATCTAAATAATTTCTTTTAGGAAGTTTTAAATCTTGTTTTTTATTTGCCATTTCTTATAGGTCCCCCTAGACCAATTATTAAATATGCTCCAACTTGTGGGCCATATCCGACAGTTCTGTTATTTATATTTATGTCTCCTCCGAATCCACCGCCGACACCAAAAGCCCAAACAAAATCGATTTTTTTAGGTTCCTTTACTATAATTTCTTTTTGATTAAAATAATTATGTCTTAACCAAATATTATTTATTTCTGCATTAAAACCAGAATATTCTATTTTAATTTCTGTAGAAGTTGAATCTGTTTTAATAGTATCTTCATATACTTTTTCTGTAATGGGAATGGAATCGAGTTTAACAGTATCTCCAGATTCTTTTACATAGAATGTATCTGTATAATATACTTCTTTAATTTTAGTTTTATAAATAATACTATCTTTTGTTATAGTAACAGTATCATGTTTTTCTATGTATATTGTTTCTGATTCTGGTTGCTTCTAACAAGAGGGAATACTTATAAGAATTCCAATTACAAACCCAATTACTACAGAAATTATATATTTCCAAATATTTTTCATTTCTTTGGCTTTTCGAGCATTTTATTAAGATTCCATTTTGCATTTTTAACAATCGTTTCAGAATCTTTGTCTTGGTAGTTTTTGAAAGTTTCAATTATATTAATCAACATATTTACTCTTTGCAACACATTGTCATTTTTGTAAGAGTTTAATTCCATCTTTAATTGTTGATTTTCTTGTAACATCATTGTGTAAGCTTGAGCTAATTGTTCATAGCTAGGATTCATTTGTTCATTTTCCATAATTCATTAATATTTTATTTCTTTACATTTATCTGTTTCTCTTTTTAATTTAGCAGCTTTAATATGCCACTTAAGTAAAGTTTCAACTTCTTTTTCTAAATATTCTACTTCATAAGATTTTCTTACTTTCATGTCTCTAATCCAAAGAAGTTTTAATTTACCTGGTTTTAATTCTGGCCTTAACTATAAAAGCATCCACATATAAATAGACACTTGTAATTGATATCTTATTCCTTCTGCATCTTCGAGTTTTCCTAAAGGATGTTTCATTCTTTTAGTTTTCTTTTTACCAAAATCGAAAACAGAACGGAATTTAATAGGTTCTTCAGATGTTTTAAAATCTATAATATCTACAACACCATTATGAATGCAAATCATATCTGGAATTCCTATCAAAGTATATTCGGGATCTAATTTCCATTCCATTCTTTGTTCAGAAAAAAGTCCATTCTAAGCGCTTAAAAACTTATCAGTGGATAAGATATCACCTTCTACCTAAAAGTCTTGTCTAGCGTGAAATATATCGGTTACAAAAGCATTTCTTATTGCTTCGTGTACAGTAGTTCCAAGCTATTTTGCTTCTTCATTCTTTTTAGTCCATTCTTGATCTATTTCTGCACATTTAATTATAAAATCTGATTCGTTTACAAGATCAAAAATATTCTTTGGAACCTTCTTTGATTTAAGCATTGGCATTTTAATTTCTTCAAATTTTTCTTTTGACATTAGTGCTTCTAAAGCTTTATACTAAACCCAAAATGCTTTATCAAAAACTCGGTATTGATTTAATATTTGTGTTACAGACAAATTTTCCATATCCATTTACATAATACATCAAGTAATTATATTTTTAATAAATAAAATAAAGAATAATTTTGTATTTATCGTAAATAAACAAAATAATTCCATTTCCTTTTCTATGTTTCTCCTAATACTATAAAAAATAAAAAGGGAACTGAAATCAGTCCCCTTTCTTCATCTTAATCTTTACTTTACCAAAATTGTAAAAGTTTATCTATCTACAGTGTTCACATAAGAATTCCTTCGCCACATCATACATTTCATAAGTAATGTCCCCGACTAAATATGCAACCTCTTCTGACGCTGGCTTTATATTACGATACTGCGCTATATGCTAAGATACATGCGTAATTTCATGAGACATTGTATTTAGGAATTCTTTTGCAGAATCAGTTTCATTTATTATTACAAATGAAACATTTAATTTTTCATCTGTATATGTGAATCCTGCATTAATTTCTCCGCTCTCTAAAATATCTGCAGCTTTATAAAAACTTTCTGGTTCGCAGTCTATATCATCTAATTCTTTTAAGATAATATCAGCATCTTCGGGAGTGGAATGATAGAAGATCTTAATCAACCAATCATAATTTTCTAGATAAATTAACTAGATTTTCATCTTATAAAAGGTCACTCCACGGTATGCTTGTACCAGAACCAATACAATCCGCATAAAATCTTGTAAAAGGCATCCCTTCATATCCGTCAGGATCCTCAATTACATCTTCTACATACTTTGCCAATAGGCTCTCATTAGGAATTGACGATCCTAAGAAATCAGCTTTGCACATATTTGCAATATATACAGCATCATAAGTGACTTCTGTAGTTATATTCTGCTTTTTGAAAAGATCCTCCAACTACTCTTTTGTAATTGGAGTAATCTTTTCCTTTTTGTCACTCGATCCTTTATACATTCTAGAAACTGCCCATTGACACATTTTCTTACTAAAGTGCCAGCCGTTAAAAGAAAGGTAATCTTCCATTCCTTCAGGAAAGGCACTTCTTGAATCAAGCCTACTCTTCATAACGATTACATTCTGCGACTTCCGTAACGGGATCCATATCTAGATCCAATTCTACTATCAAATTTAGAATCCTCTTCCATCTCTTCCATAGCAGCTTCGTAGCCATCTTCGTAACCGCATTCATATGCTTCTTCGAGAGATTTATCTTCTTTCATGTTCATCCTGCGACCATATTTAGAATCTTTCTCTCTTATTTCCCACATTCTATTCATTCTTTATTTTCCTTTCTATTTAATTGCTCAACCAACTTTTTATTAGACTCCATTAAGTTCTACATATTCTGAGCCATAATATTCATCTGTTCTTCAAGACTTGTTAGTTTAGCATCTTGCTGCTACTTCTAAGCATACTCCGGATTTAGATCATTTAAAATAGCATCACAACCTGCAATGATATTTTTATGTTGATCTACACTATTAATGATGTCAATACTCCTCTATTTATAAGAGAATATTTCAGCATTCATAGCACTTCGATTATCAGAAACAACTACATTATCTCCATTTAAGGAGCTATCTGCTATCTCGGCTGTTGCTGGTAATCCACTATAGTTAACTACTCTATCCCCTACCTTTACAGTAAGATCTATAATCATTTCCTAAGGCTATCCAAAGTTAGGAACAGTTGGATATTTGGCTCTAGGCATCGGTACATTTGTTACTGTGCCGACTTCTAATAAAGGATTTGCACCTTTATGAAATATGTATATTGGACTATTTTGTCTAAGTGATTGAAACATAATTAATAAAATTTAAAATTATACGGCTCCTATAAGTTGTAAGATACCTGCAAATCTGTTATAATACAAGAGATAAATTCCCGTCCCTGGTAAATCAGCAACAGTTAAATTGTCTCCATTATAGGTAGTTACATTTTGTGTAAATCCACCTAATGTTAATTTAATCGGAAGAGTGCCAGTAGTTCCTTCTGGAATCGCTTCGTTTAATCGAACTAACACTAAACCTCTAAATGGTACATTAACATCAAAAGGGAATCTTATAGTATAAGTAACGGCATCTGTTGACACGTTTATACCATTCGAGTCGAGCGTGGCTATTCCGTTTCGATTTACTAAGTTATTGTTAAAAAACATAGTTCCCTCCCTTTCTTTAATTAATAAAAGTAACCATTTCCGTAGTACGGGCCGTATCCACCGCTATAAGAACCGTTACCATACAAACTGTATGCAGGAACAGCCGTTAATTGAGGCCATTGTACAGAGACTGTCGAAGGTTGAGCTGCTTTAATCTCTCTTACATCGCTAATTACAGGATTTACTAAACCTGCTACATAAGATTCGATAGCTGCAGTTTGTGCTGCATTATCTATTTGACTGCGAAGAACTGTATTAGCTGCGGTAAGACTATTAATCTTATCTTGCAATTCACGTTCTTTTAAGTCACAGAATTCTTTGGTAATCATAGTGGTCTAAGCTGCAATTGCATCGGTTATAGACCGAGTATTGCGATCTGCTTGACTTCCTAATTGATTAGTCTGCTCGATTGTCTGAATTCTATTCTCATAACCAGATTGAGTGGTCAAGAGACGATTTTCGCAGCAGCATTCACATAGCTGACGACTCAACGAAGCGTCACCAGACTGGATTGCGTTTACAACCTGTAAGCTAGACATACCAACTTGAGCACCTACGTTAGCCAAACCAACACTCAGAGTGCTCAAAGCTTGCTGAACATCACCAAGATCAGTGTGTAAAGTGCTAGAAAGAGTGGAGATAGCTTCGTGGTTACCATTAATACCTTGAATAATCAAATCACGAGTAGCGCTGTCATTTGCATACATACCTGCTGCACCAGCACCGTTACCTCCCCAACCTCCGAAGCCATTACCGCCCCAAAGGCCACCAAAGAGAATACCTGCGAGGAAACCAAGGATGCCACCACCCCAACCATTACCACCAAAGCCGTTGTTACCAGCAAAAGCAAGAGGCCACATAGAGCTAGCACCGTCATTTCCGAAAACATAAGTTTTTGCTTCTTCTGCCATAATAATAAAATAAGTTTTAAAAGTTTAACATTTGCGTACGCTTGTTTTGTAATTACGATATAATAATAGTGTATAATTTTACAGATCCAAAACAATGCCGAAACTTTTTTACTTTTTTATAAATTTAGAAGTAGAACTTATATTCAGATAGATAAACAAAAAATCCCCGACACTTTATAGTGCCGAGGATAATTCTCGATTGTTTTATTTAAAGAAATTAAGATAATTTAATTTTCCGCCTTGTTTAAAACCATTAGCTTCTGCCCAATCCAACAATTCGTCTCCTGATTTATTCTACCATAATTCGTCAGTTAACCACTGTGTATTTTCTTTAGTTGGTTCTTGTTTTAATGTTTTGCCGTGCAACTTCGCTAAATTTTTTAATCTAGATACAGCATCTGTAACATTTGTTGGGACAGTATTTTTATCTGAATAAACAGTTATTTCTGGGAGATACCCGCCGTAATAATCACCATTCTTCGGTGCAGAATCTATTCCATAATAATTATCTAGGTACAGTCTATCATAAATCTCAAACGGGTTTCCTCCCGTAGCTGTATCTATTAATGATGAATGTTTCCCGACGTCTTCTTCAGATTTACTATTGCCGTAATCCCATAATTTATAATATGACACATATTCTCCCTTTTTAGGATCGATTCCTAGAGAAACTGTAAAGTTTCTAAAATACGGATTCATCCTCTGTCCAGATTTTTTATTTTCGTATTTTAAATCGGCAGCACTTTCAATAAGACCCTACTATTCCATTGGAGTTTCCATATAAATAAGTCTTTTTGCATTTTTGCCGAGGTTTCCTTTTGTCGGTTTATATCTAGCCGGCTAAAAAGATTCACTTCTTTGCGGTTGCCCCAAATACACACTCAAACCGTCTTGATGTGATAATAAACTTTGAAAATTCTAACGATCTCTATCGGAAATGTTTGGCTATTTTAATAATTCTTTTGTTTCAGAAATTAATTCATCAACCGAAGAAGATGAATTAGTTACTACTGCTCTTATAGCATCTCCTATATTACTAATTCCTTCTATATTTGCTCCAGCATACGTCCATCCACGACCAGGAACTCTTTTGTCAATCAACCTCTGCCTCCAACTCATAATTTCACTCTATCTAAATCAGTTTTCTTCCAAGTTTTCTCTTTTAATCCACGATGTTTCTATCCCTAAGGAATCTTCCCTTCCCGTATATAAGTATCGAAAGTACTTCTTGATAAACCCAAGTAATAACAAGCAGCTTCTTTACCCATTGGCATATCGCTATTTAATTCCTATAAATAGTCAATTGCTTGATTTACCTATTCTTCATCACTTTCGTAAGCTCCAGAATCTAAATCACTTGCTATCTTTCTTAATAAATTTGAAAGTATTTTTGTAATCGCGTTTGTCATACTTGAAATAACCAATTATAATTAATATAAAAATTATTGTTAGAACTATTATTAGGATATCGCTTAAAAAGAAATACATTCCCATACAAGATAGTATGGAGAAATATATTAATAATCTATGCCAAATACAGTATTTTAATGCTTTACTTAGCAGCAAGATACCAATTAATGAACCCAGTATTATGTCCAGGTGCAGGAGGAAGAAGACCGTCGTTCCAAGAACTATCGCCCATCCTACGCTTATAATTATTGCGCATAGCAATAAAGGGAGATACTTGAGTATTGTAATAGTAATTCTTTTTACCCTCATTTAGAAAATTCTATATGTTTTCTAATATCTTTGGAATAATTCCATCAAATCTAATTTCTCCCTCGCCTTTCTCGTTAATTAACACATTATGTGTCTCTTTAGTAACTTCCGGCAGAATATTAGATTTTTCTTTTCCACCATCTTTAAAATATTCTAAATAATTCATCTTCCAAATCTTTTAGTTACTAGTATATCAGCAGCAACATTAGATAAGAATTCTTTTAAGTCTTCATTATCTTTATTTGCTTGCTGATATGCTATATAATTTATAATATCTTGTAACATTTTATTATTGGCTACAAGTAAATTATGTTCTTCTTGTGTCATAAATTAAAATTTTTAGTAATCTATCCAGTAATCAAACTGGATAGACCGTCAGCAAACAAAATTCATTAATATCTTTTTTGGTTGTATGCCATTTACCTTTTTCTGGATGGGTTTCATCATAGTAATTACAATACTTATAACAAAAATTTGGTTTTGCTGAATTTATTTTTTCTTTTAGTTCATCAAATGAATTGATTTCATCTAAAGAAATATAATCAGTATTATCTAATGCTATATTTTTTCCAAAATAGTTATTAAAAAATCTATATATGCTATATGTGCGCACAAATATATTTTACCATTTCTATAACTACTATATGTATCTTTAAATATACATTTTGATAAACAATCAATTTTACCTTCAGTTAAACGAATATGTTTATATCGCCATATAAATTTTTTTGTAGAATTTCGATATACTTTTGTTTTATACCAAATTCTTTTAATTTGTTTATTATTGTAGAAATATCAAATATTTTATAATCAGTAATATCTATTTCTATATGTGAGGACCTACATATATTATAAAAGTCTTCAGACATTTTTTTCAATAAAATACCATTTGTAACAATTACTATATGTGTTATTGGAAATATATTTCGTATTTTAGTTAAACACTCACATATTTGAGGATGTAATAATGGTTCGCCGCCAAGCAATCTTAAGGTTGTTAAATTATCACCAACTTTATTTTTTAATAATGTTAAATCATCAATAATTTCTTCTAATGTTGGATATGTCAATTTATCTAACAATGATGAATAATGTGTGCATCCTGCACATCTTAAATTGCATGAATCAACTAAATGATATTCTATTGTTAATTTTTTATTATTCATAATAATTAAATCAATTTTCTTAAATCATTTTCCAAATCTTTACTCCAACCTTCTACACTATTACATATAAACTTTATATTTGGATTTTCTAGTGTTTTTTGAAACTCTCTTTTATAAATATCATAATTCCATATACCTAAACGAATTTCATCATCTTTAATTGGTTTTTCATGTTCATAATAATTAAAGTAAATATCCTCAAGGACATAACTCTCATTCATTAA